AGGTGATGTAGTTGTAGAACATACAAACACTAACCAAGGTAAATACGACAAAATTAACCTCACCAAAATGGGTGGTTCTAAGACCGTTCAGCAGGGGGTTAAAGCAGTTAAAAAATGGCATAAAGCAAACCCACATACAAGTAGGAGTAAATAATGGCTAAGGATAAGAACCCGTGTTGGGATGGTTATGTTCAGGTAGGCTTTAAGAACAAGAACGGCAAGAAAGTGCCAAACTGTGTTCCAGAAGGCTCTGGTAAAAAGAAGGTTGCAAAACCAAAGAAAGGTGCAAAATAATGTGTGCTTCATGTGGATGTACCTGTGCTAAAAACAAACCTATGAAGGGGTGCAAATGTCAGTGCAACAAGTGCAAATCAGCAAGAACAAAGAAGAAGTAACTTCAACCTGTCAATGCGGGAATTGCTCCTGCGGAAATGAGAACGACTAATGTGTGCAGCATGTGGATGTGGTAAGAAAAAGGGCGAGCCAGGATTTGGCAAAGGCCCAAAGTCTGCTAAAAAAGGAATGTCACCAAAGCAATCAAAACTTGCAGGTGCAGCAGCCCCTACAGACAAGATTGATGGAAAAGACTTCAAAGCCCTAAAAAAGAAAAAGAAGTAAGTCTTATGGCCCATGATGATAAAAAATGGACCAAGGGTATGACCCCTGCTCAGAAAAAAGCATTTGAGGCCAAAGACGCTAAAAACGATAAAGCCTTATCAAAAAAAATTAAAAAGAAAAAGAAGTAATGACTTAGCCCCCGCAAGGGGGCTTTTTCATTTATTATCGTTGTGTTAAGAGCCGTGCGGTTTTTAACGTTTTACCTGCTGATTACTTTGCTTCTCCTGTTAGGGGTTTTCTATGTCTACACCTTGGTGGCAACAGATTGCTGATATGCAATCGGCTCAAGAACGTGACGAATTTGTTAAGGGAATGTATGGGTTTAAACCCCATAGTCAGCACAGTTTTTTAATCGGCCTTTTGGCAGGTTATGTAGGTACTGGTCTCCTTTTCAAATCGAAAAAGTCACGCAATGAAAAATAAACCTAACTACACAAAAGTACTCAGCCAAGCAGCAAAAGAGACCACTAAGGTCATGACTGCTCAATTACGTGCAGAAGCCATCGCTAGTGGCTGGGATGCAGAAACCGCTAACGCCTTACGCGTTAAGTTTTCAAACAATAAATTTACAATCAGTTCTCCAGCAAAATACGATAGTGCAATTAAAGACCTAGAGTATGGAACATCATCTACTCAACCTTCTCCTGCCATCCGTAGGTTTTCAAATAGAACCGATGCTGCAGAAAGCCACATGTTAAAAGTAGCAAGTGCACTACTAAAGGGAGGCAAAATCTAATGACTCTAGGTGCCCTATTTTTAACGGAAGACAAAGCATTACGTGACCTTTTAAAAGGTATGACAGTTAACGACCAAAGAGGTGACCAAGAAGGCGTTGCCCGTCCTGTTGGTGTTTGGTTTGGTATGCCTGACCAAGAAATCAGAGACCAGTCTTACCCATACGTAACTATTGACATGATTGATATTTCTGAGGCTCGTGACCGTGCTATGCGTGGTTACATTGAGATTGATTATCTAAAGCCAACGCTAGGTGCTAATAAAGGCTATGAAGTTGAAATGCCTGTACCTATTAATCTTGATTATCAAATTACAACCTATAGTCGTAACCCACGTCACGACCGTCAAATTTTAACGCAATTACTTTATACACGACTACCTTTTCGGTTTGGAACAGTCATACCAGCAGACGACACCACAGTGCGTCGTTTGGATGTCCTTGACGTTGCAAAACGAGATACGATTGAACAAGCAAAGCGTTTGTTCATGAATGCAATAACTGTGCGTATTTCAAGTGAAATTGCACAAACACAATATAAAGAACTATATAAGGTGCAGTCAGTTCATCTCTCAAGTCCTGCTTTGTCTCCGATAAGGGGAACAAGATTTGTAGGACCTCCAGGGGACATCATTACGGCATAACATGGCTCAAATCAAACCTACGATAGGAGAAAAATAATGGCGACTTATAATCGTCCTGGCGTTTACATCAGTGAACGCGTACTTCCTGCTCCAGTTGCAGCATCGGCTTCGGCTAATGCAGCGGGTGCAGTCGTTGGCACGTTTGCCAGCGGTCCAACCACAGCAACCTTAGTAAGTTCTTGGTATGAATTTACAAAGTATTTTGGTGGATACAACGCAGCCTACCCAGCAACATTTCAGGTAGGAGCATACTTTAAGAACGGTGGACGTGACCTTTACGTAAAACGTATTGTTGCATCTGACTCAACAGCAGCAGCAGCCATCGTTGGTCGTGCTTCTTTAGCAGCAGGAACCGTCTTAACATTTACTGCAAAAGCAGTTGGAACTGACGGAAACAACCTACGAGTAAAACTTCAACAGGGAACTCTAGGCTCTGGTTACTATGACGTACTTCTTTACCAAGAAGGAGTTGCAGGAACAGCAAGCGATGTAACTAACGATGTTCTTCTTGAGTCTTACGAGAACGTTGTAACAAACTCCACAACATCTAGCGATTACATGGCAACTGCTATTAACTTAGTTTCTAAGTACATTACAGTTACTGTTGGTGATAACGCTAATGCTCCTGCTCTTGCGGTTTATCCGTTAACAACAGGAAGCAATGGCAGTGCTGTTGCTATTACTGATTTCCAAAATGGAACAAGTGGAACTACTGCTGCTCTGGATAACATTGACCGACCATTGGTAGTGTTTTTACCAGCACTTGCAGATGCTATTGGTGCTTCAAATGCTTCAACTCACGTTCTTGAAGTAATTAGTTGGGCTACATCTAAGGCTATGCACTTTGTAGTTGCTGAAACAGTTTCAGGTAGAACCGTTGCTCAAGCACTTACTATTGCTACTGCTTTGTCTGGCTCAAGTTATGCAGCAGTTTATTATCCAAACTATTACATCACTGACCCAGTAGGTCGTTCTGCAAGTTCAATCCGTTTGATTGGTCCTGCAGGTGCTATTGCTGGTATTTACATGAACACTGATGCCACAGTTGGACCATTCAAGGCTCCAGCAGGTATTGGAACAACTGTTCAAGGTGCTATTAGCCTAGAAAAAGCGTTTACATCTACAGAACTAGACAGCCTTAACAGTGCTCTTGCTCCAGTAAACGCTATTCGTCAACTTCCAGGTGCAGGTATCTCAGTAATGGGTGCACGTACTTTGAAGAATGATGGAACAGCAAACAAGTATGTAAATATGCGTCGTTCATTAATCTACATTCGCAAACAACTTAATGATTTAACGCAGTTTGCATTGTTTGAGAACAACGATGAGAAGTTGTGGCAACGTATTAACGTTGGTCTAACTACCTTCTTGAACGAGTACTACAACCAAGGTGGCTTGCGTGGTACTAATCCTAATCAAGCCTTCTACATCAAGTGTGATGCGGAAAACAACCCAGACAATCTGATTGCTCAAGGTCAAGTCAATATTGAAGTTGGTGTTGCTCTGCAATATCCAGCCGAATTTATTGTCATTGCTTTGTCGCAAAAGACTGTTAACTCCTAAGAAAGAAGGAAGCAGATAAATGGCAATTATTAATAATCGTTCGTCACTAGCGACCGACCCAGTTAGAAACTTTAGGTTTCTAGTTACATTTCAACCACTAGCAACAGGTGATTCAAACCTAGATGGTCTAAAGACCACAGTCGGGTTTACATCAGTATCTGGACTAGCGGTTACAACAGACTCTATTCCTTACCGTGAAGGTGGCTACAACACCACTGTTCACCAGATTCCAGGACAGACATCATTCCAACCAATCACACTACAACGTGGTGTGGTTCTTGGAAAACGTGCTCAATGGGATTGGATGCGTAACCTGTTTGCAACTGTACAAGGTGGTGCAGGTCGTACTATTAACCAGAACTTCCGTTGCGACCTTGAAATCCAAGTTCTACCTCATCCAATTGCTTCAACACCAACAACTCAAAAGATTGAAGATGTAGCGATGCGTTTCCACGTTTACAACGCGTGGCCTACAGCAGTTGCATACTCAGACCTAAACGCAGGAGACAACTCACTATTTGTTGAGCAAATGACTCTTGTACACGAAGGCTTTGATGCTGAATGGTCTAGTATTGACGCTACTGGAAACTTCGTAACCGCACCAGAAATTAAATACACAGCGTAATCTAAAGAATAGGTATACAAAATGACAACAGCAGTTAACGCAGCACAAAACCCAGACCTTGTTAATTCAATGGTTTCTGAGGCTATTGCTTCTACAGAAAAGAAGCAAGGCCCAGTAACCATTGTGCCTCCTTCTGAAACCGTAGTGACACTCCCTGGCGGATATGTAAATTCCGCTGGGGATGTCATCACGGAAGTAGAAGTTCGTGAATTAAACGGTAAAGATGAAGAAGCAATTGCTCGTTCTACAAGCATGGGTAAGGCTCTTCTTACAATTCTTTCTCGTGGCACAGTAAAGATTGGCGATGTAAAAGCAACAGAAGATATGTTAAACGGCCTTCTTTCAGGAGACCGTGACGCAATCATGCTAGGTATTTACAGAGCCACATTTGGACCAACAACAACTATTAATGGCGTATGCCCAGGGTGCAATACCTTTAAAGAGGTAGACGTTAATATCGACGACGATATTAAGGTGCGACCATTAGTTGACGAATCTCTTCGTAGATTTACTGTTGATTGTAAGGTTGGAGAAGTTGTAGTGACTCTTCCAACAGGACATGTTCAAAAGGAACTTATTAACAATTCAGAAAAATCAGTTTCTGAGTTAACAACAATTCTCCTTGAAAACTGTGTCCTAACAATTAATGGTGCTCCAGTTATTAATAAACTCCAAGTACAAAACTTAGGAATTAATGACCGCAAAATGATTGCAGAAGCCATTACCGAAAACAATATTGGACCTCTATTTGATGACATCAAAGTACAGTGTCCAGATTGTGAAAGTGAGGTAACGGTTCCTATTAATTTAGGCAACTTGTTTCGCTTCTAGCACTACACACTATTCTAATTTGGTTGCCGAATGGTTAGCCATATCAGATAGACACACAGGATGGACTTTGACCGAAGTCCAAGAACTTTCAGTTAGAGAACGTAAGAACTGGATAAATTTATCTAGTCAAGGATATTAAGGAGTTGACATGGCAGACGACATGAATGACTCGTTGAAAAAAACCAACGCAGAACTTGAAAAGTCCTTAAAACTTCTTACAAATATTAATAAGGAATCCGATAAGTCACCTGGAAAACTTTCAAAAGCAGCAGGTGCTCTTAAAGGAGTCTTTAATTCTGGGCGTACTGGTGAAGGCTCCACAAGCCAGATGTCCCACATGGAAGGCAAGTTTGGTGGGCGTGGAGATGGTAGTTATCGCGCCTATCATGAAGAAGCCAATGCAGTAATTGGTCGTTTTTCTAACAACGCAGAAAGTAAGATGATTGGTGCTGGACGAGGTTTAGCACAAGCAGGTTTTGGAATTGTTGCTGGTATTGCTGCATCTGTGCCTGGTGCTGGAGAGGTTTTTGGTAGTGCTGGTAACTACTACGGTGCTTCTTTACGTTCTGGCGGAATGTCACGTCAAGCAGTTCGAGCAGCAACTTTTGGTGGTCTTGCTGGTGGCGTAACTAGCACACTGTCTTCTTCAACTACTTCAGCAATTTTGGCTGCTCGTGGCATCATGCCTGGAAGTGCTCAATACAACGCTACTGTTGCACAAATTGGTGGTGCTGCTCGTTACATGAATATGGCTAACGAGAATGCTGCTGTTGCCATGTCAGGTCTTACACAGGGCGGATTTAGTGCTCAGTTATACGGCATGGGTATTAGTACCTATGATGCAAAGACTGGACAAATGCGTGACCAAAATCAAATATTTGAACAACTCCATAGTCGTTTAACTTTTGGTCGTCCTAAGATGAATGCTCAAGACACAATGACAAGTATTCAAGCAGGTCAATTAGGTTTTATGATGAATAGTCTTGGTATGAGCGAAGACCAAAAATCTATGTTCTCTCAGTTTATGATGGACAAAGCAAGTGGCAAAGAAACCAACTTATCAAAACTTGGTTACGGCGATAATCCACTTAAAGACAAGATGCGTATTACAACATCTGATACCTCTGTTTTAAATAAGTATGAAGAGCCTTTCTTAAAGGGTTTTGAAAAAGCAGCAGATTTAATTGTTAACATAGTAAATCCAGCATTAGAAAGCATGGCAGACTCTGCAGGAAGAGCAGCAGGTTTCTTAGGAGGACTTGGCGAGTCTCGTGCAGGAACAGGTATGGGTATTGCTACTGGTGGTCTTATTCAAGGATTGATGACTGCTGGTGGTGCGTTCTTAGGTGCTCGTGGTGCTGGTGGTCTTGTTTCTGGTGCTAAGGGTTTGTTTGGAAAAATAGGCGGACTTAAAGGTCTGTTTGGAAAAGCAGGTGCTGCTGGACTGACTTATATGGGGTTAGAGCAAGGGCAAAAGTTTTTAAACAAAGCAAATGTTCCAGATGAAGTTCGCTACATTGCAAACCTTCTTTATGATGCAGGTCAAGGTGGTCTTTCTGGATTAGCAACTGGTAATCCGTATGTGGGTCTTGCAGGTGTAGCAGCGGGTACTGTTGGTGCTGTTGCAAACCCTTACGGTGCTAAGGGTGGTGGTTCTCCAGGTTTTGGTGCTTCATTTGGTGGAAGCAGTGGGAGTACAAATGCGGTAGCCCCTATTACTGGTGGCTCTGTTGGCACTCCTTATGGTGCAAAAGGAAAAATGTGGCAAAGCGGAAGTCACACAGGCGATGACTACCCATGTCCAATAGGAACACCAGTTGTTGCTGCTATGGATGGAACTGTTTTTAATGATAACCCTGGCGATGAATACGGTAAGACTGTACAAATTGACCACGGTAATGGATTCCAAACTCTTTATGGTCACCTCTCAGAAGTTTCTGTGGCGGTGGGTGCAACTGTAAAACGTGGACAAGTTATTGGTCGTTCTGGTGATACAGGTAACGTTACTGGTCCTCACCTTCACTTTGAAGTTCGCAAAGGTAAGAACAACCCAGTTAACCCTTCAGAATTAACTAAGGGTGGCGGAGCATTAGCAGAGAGTCTTGCAACTCTTATT